GCCGAGCACTTAGCAAAAGCAAAAGCTGATGATTTTCTTTTTAGTGCTAATAATTTTATCCCTGGTACAAAACAACTTACACCTAAAAAGATTTCAGATACTTGGGCTAATTTCCGAAAAAAAGAAAAGTTTGATAGTAAATTTCAATTCTATTCACTTAAAGACACTGGTATCACTGACCTACTTAACACTGGTGTGCCTGCTATAAAAGTACGAGACCAAGCACGCCACCACGATTTGAAAATAACAGAAAGCTATACTTTTCGCAATCGCTTTGCTGATGAAATGGTACAGAAAGCCTCTTTTGGCTTCTAATTCTATCTATATACAAAAAGCAAGCTACCTCTAGCCCTGTAACTGAAAGCCTAAGAGATAGCTTGCTTTAAAAGTGTTGTAGCTTACAAAGGGGTAATACCTTTCAACGATGAAGCTAAAACACTAAAGTAGGCAACAAATAAAACGTATATCGGTATTTGTTTTAAAGATAAACCACTGTTATTTTTGCCCCTTATCTGGCTACCAAAGTTATAATAAACTTCGTAACACCAGTGTAGAGGCTATAATATAGCACAAAAAGCATATCAAAAAATAAGGTATTACCCAAAAGACTATTGGGGGTAATATTACAAGCCTCCACTGTATAGCTAAACCTTATAAAAAACGCTATCCCACCACGAAAGAGTCATGCTAATTCGTTCTGTGGCGATAGCGTTTTTCCACCTCTCATACTACCGAAAGCGAAAAATCCCAGTCAGCTTTTGTAAAAAGAGGCTAAAAACGGGCGAAAAGATGATACTTAAAAAGTCCCTCCAATTTCCCAACGTCCGAAACGCTCCCGCTTTTCGGGGCAAAGGTACAACATATTTTCACAATACCAAAAACACAATACCTAAAAACATTCTTTTGAGGGGGTAAAATAGCTTTTTTTTACTGTTTTACAGCCCAAAAACCAAAAATATAAAACCAAAAACGAATATTTGTAAACACTGATTTTCAGATGATTATAAAAATAATTACTGAAAAGAAACAAAAAACATCTAAAAATTTTGCAAGTTAAAAAAATAGGCGTACCTTTGCACCGTTCAAACTTACAGCTGGAATTGTTTCCAGCAAATACATATATTAAATAATATATCCGTGAAGGTGTCGTATAGCCGTAATGCTATACACTTATTGCTAACAGCTGTAAGTTTGAACAACACCCACTCACGGATTTTTTATTTTTATATACAATGAAAACAGAAAACGCAACACCCACAACCCCAACCACCCAGTACTGCTTTCCTGCAGAGGCAGTCAATGATTACTTCATAAACCCTGCCTGCGTAGAAGACTTTGCAAAGACTATGCGGTTATACAACCAGATAGTAGCCGAGTATTTTTTAGAAGACGGAAATATACCATACGGCATTGCACGCGGCGTAAACAGTCTAAATGCCTTTATCGAGGTACTAAGCCCTTATTTCACCACCTCTAAACCCTGTTAGCCCTATGAAAACCCTAACCATACATCATTTAGAAAGCGGACGCACCGAAAAACGCTATTACCTATTCGGCTGGTGCTTCCTTATCATCAATAAATAACATCATTTTTTTGCCTCAAATATAGGCTTTTTTTTTCTCCCTCGCCACCCAGCGGGGGAGTTTTTGTTTATATCCGCCCGCGCCACCCGCGCCCAAAAAATAAAATTTATGTGCAAAATGGTAAGTTTATGTGCAAAAATAAAATTTGTGTGCAGTTTGTGTGCAGCATACTTCGCTGAAAATCAAATCATTAATACCTAAAAACGCCCTCTGCACACAAATCACACAAAAAAAACACGTTCTAACCGTCATCAAACATTAAAAAGAAAACGTGGCAGCTCTCACAGTTTCATCGGCAAATTTATTGCGGGCGGTGTAGCTTTCAGTTATCTTCAAATCGTAGTGTCGTGCTTGGTCACGTACCTTAATAGCAGGAATACCACTGTTGAGCAGGTCAGTAATCCCCGTATCTTTCAGAGAATAGAACTGGTATTTGCTATCAAACTTATGTAGTTTGCGAAACTTAGCCCACTCGTCCGAAATCTTTTTAGGAGTAATAGGAGTAGTACCGGCTTTAAACTTATTCGCGCTAAAAAGGTAGTCGCTATTTTTAGCCTTGCTTAGGTGTAGGGCGAGGTCGGGCAAAAACACATCGGGTATTGTTACGCTTTCTGTTTTTCGGTTTTTAGAGTTTTCACCGTCAATTACTATATAGCCGCCGTGCAGGTACACATCGCCCACCTTTAGCTTTGTCAGTTCCGTACGCCGTATAAAGCAATAATAGGTAAGCATACACAGCACGTAGTAGTGGAAATTCGTATCGTGTAGCGTTCTTACCTTATCTTTAATCTCGCCAGATAGTACTTCACGCTTCTTTTGTACCTTGTTTTTAGGTTTTATGCTTTCAGCAGGGTTAGCATTAATAAAAGTCTTCGCTTTACACCATAGAAAGAATGTATTAAGAAACTTCAAATGATTATTATACGTTCTGGCGCTGTTTCTCTTTTCAAAAAACAAAAAATCCAAATAATTCTGAATGATATAAGTATCAATTTCAATCACAAATTTAAGCATTAGTTTTTTGTCTTTTAGGTATTTTAAAAATAAATCAAGAAAAGACTTATAAGAGCGCAATGTATCCGTACGTTTTACACCCTCTTCTACTTCTCGCTGTTGCATTTTTAGGAATAGTTCAGCGCAATACTCTACTGATTTGTATTTTACATTGGTATCTTCGTAAAAAGGCGACCAGCCGTTATCTAATTTCTGGTTAATAGCGGCAATCATCTTTTTAGCGTATTTCTCACGTTCGCGAGTAGGGGAGAGGGGAGGCACGCGCTTGCGGAAACGTTTAAACTCATTTTGGGCGGGCACTTTGGCAAAGAAAACAATGCGCCATTGGTCATTTTGCCCTTTTTGTAGAACTGCGGGCTTATAATCTACATAAATAATACGTGAAGAAGTGTTTTTTTCGTTTTTAGGCATTTTTTTATTTAGGGCTACCTCTCACTGCCGTAAAACGGCGCAAAGAAAAAGCCCCAAATCAGACCCAGTTATTTTAAAAAACTTGGTGTAACTAACTATAGATAAGTTAGTTACACCACTTTTGTAGCGGGAACTGGACTCGAACCAGTGACCTTCGGGTTATGAGTTTAAAACAATATTGTTTTAAATTTATAATTTTCTGATTCACAACACTACAAAAGTAAAAAAATACGCAAAAATATGGTGATTTGTATGCGTTATTAGTATTTGTTTTATCTATTTTTTAGGGTAAAAATTAATAGCTTTAGATTTATTTTTATGCGGTTTTTCTATCCACATTTTCGGTTGAATTAGTGCGTTTTTTTAATTCTTCTATCTCCTGTTTCAATAATTTTATTTCTTCATCTTTATTTTCAGCAACTTCTTTATAAACAGAACCGTATCCAAGTATTAACCAAATAGGTCTAATTTCAGGTATCATTTCCATTACTTTTTCTAAGACACTTGCAGGGATAGATTTTTTACCAGCTATAAATGTAACTAACTCACCGTAATTTACTTTTATCAATTTAGCCAAATCTTGATGGCTTATATTTTTTACCCTACAAATTTCATCTAAACGAAGTCCAACTCTTTCTAATGATGTTGTATTATGTTTAGAACTTTCATAGCGACTCAAATCATCAATGATCCAATTCTTAGGCTCTAAATGATACTCTCCATATAAAAAATCTTCAAATTCAGGATAAACTTTCTTTATCTTATCAAATGTATCTATAGGAATAGGACTTTTTGCTATCGCTTGTGAAAAAGCAGATTCACTCTTATAACCAATTATTAAAGCAAACTCTTCCTGAGTTTTTACATTTCCTATACTCTTTAAATATGAAATGAATTTTTTAATATTTTTTTTATCCATAACAAAAAATATTTATTTGATAATCAGCAAGATACAAAATACAGATAAAGAAACTTTATTTAAAATTTGGATTATGAGATAAAGTTTCTTTATCTTTGCACTTGTAAAACTACCAATGTAAGACTACAGCGGTAAAATTATAGATTTATATGAAATTGACCAAGAAAGTTATTTACTTTTTTTCTGAAAAAGGAAAAAAACAAACAAGAAGAATGCAACTTGCATTAGCTATTGGCGTTGGATATGATACCATAAATAGGTATATAGATAACGATAATGAAAAACTTGACACTACAAAATGTAGAAGTGCACTGATTGAAATTACAGGAGTACCTAATGAGAAACTGTTTGAAAAGTCTAACCTTTAATCCTCCACGTTATGTTTAAACGAATCACTTATTATCATCTCGACCAAGATTGTCATTTGTGCCGTGTAGAGATACGCACAATCTTATTAGGTTTTGTTATCAGTCGCCAGTTTTGCGATGTAGTATAACTATTAAATGTTTTTCAATGGACGCTGAAACTGTATACAAGGTTGCCCAGGCGTTGGATAATACCCAACGAGAACGCTTGCGCCAACTATTGAATACCAATGTAGAAAGCAATCCAATAACTAAGCAGAAAAAGAAAAAACAACTATGGGACGAAAACGAATTAAGAGAGCGAATCATCGCCGATTTCCAAAGAAGAGCAAGAGAGTTCAAAAACAAAAACACCTTCCTCACCTCCTCTTCGAGGTAGTTCCGATAAGTGCTACTACCAAGGTAAAAACGACCTATAAGGTGTCGGCTGAAAAGCGGAAGATATACAATAATACTTACCGCCTCAAATGCAAAGGTTATAGAGTAGAACCGCACAAGCACACTATCTATGCCTATAATGATGAAGTAATGAATACTACTCAAGCTAAGAATTTAATGAAACTTGGCTTTGTAGTACAATTAGAAATACAATAACTATGGTATACGGATATATACGCGTAAGCACAGACAAACAAACTGTCGAAAATCAGCGTTTTGAGATAAATAATTTTTGTGAAAGCAACAAAATGATAGTAGATAAATGGATTTCAGACGAGGGTATTTCAGGCACTAAAGATCCATCTAAACGCGATTTGGGAAAGCTGCTAAAAAAAGCAAAAAAAGGCGACATCATTATCTGTTCAGAGCTATCTCGATTGGGGCGTAACCTGCTAATGATAATGAGCATACTAAACTACTGTATGGAACAACAAATTAAAATTTGGACAATCAAAGACAATTATCGTTTAGGTGATGATATTAGTAGTAAGGTATTAGCATTTGCCTTTGGTTTATCAGCCGAAATAGAGCGCAATCTTATCAGCCAACGAACCAAAGAAGCATTGGCACGCAAAAAAGCTGAAGGAGTCGTATTAGGCAGACCTGTTGGTGCTAAGAGCCAAAAAACCAAACTAACAGGGCAAGAAAAGAAAATATACGAGTTGCTACAGAAAAATATATCATACTCGGCTATTGGGCGACTGCTCGGAGTGCATAGGCTAACTGTATCGACATTTGTAAAAGAGCGAATAGACGAAAATGGAAAGATAAAGCCGCTTATTTCTCAAGAGGATAAGGTATATCAGCTGCTCGAACCTTTCGGTAAAGAGATAGTAGAAGCATTTTTAAGAAATGTACCTATGTACGAATTAGCAAAACAATATAATGTGCCCCAACAAAAAATAAGTAACTTTATTAGACAATACAAAGCATAAAAACACCTAATTATGACACGAGAACAACTTATAAACCTAACTCTCGAACTACAGCATATTACGGGGGTACAACTAAAAACAGATAGTTGCTGTTATGCTTTTGGTTACCCAATGTTTGACTATTACAATTTTGAAGACAAACTGAAAATGCTATACCCTGATGAATATAAAGAGAATATGAGTATGCAGCAATTTCTTACTCAAAAGTATGGCAAACGTGTTGCCGAAATTGTAGAACAACTTATTAATAATTCAAAACTAATATGAACATATTACATTTTCTTTAGTTCATAGACTTACCATAGCTTCTTTTGTAAAAAGACATAACCTAAAAAAAGAATAAAATACTTATGAAATCTGTAATCACCCCAGAAAAGGCAGCGTTCATTCGAGAGCATTACCTAAAACTATCAGGTAAAAAAATTGCAAAAACATTAGGTGTATCACCTTGTGCAGTTCAGAGATTTATGCGCAAAAATAACCTTAGAATATCAGCTGAATTATGTGCTTTTTTCAAAAGCGAGGGAATGAAAAAAACTCTCAACGAAGAAGAACTTACTTTTATTCACGAACATATTCGCAATTATTCTTTAAAGTGGATAGCCAAGGCATTAAATAGAAGTTGTGTTACAATCAGAAAAGAAGCACACCGCTTAGGGTATAGCGAACTACTCAAAGAAAAATCGCTAATTAGTAGATATCAAAAAGGGAAAATTCCTGAAAACAAAGGTGTCAAAATGTCAGAAGAAACTTATGAGAAGGTAAAACACACTTTTTTTAAGAAAGGGCATTTACCTCATAATACCCTCACTGATTATACAGAAGTGATTCGCAAAGAAAAAGGTACTTCTTACATCTATATAAAGATACCAGGAGCGAGAAAAGCAATACCTAAGCACCGTTATCTATGGGAGCAAGCACACGGAACAATACCTAAAAGGTATAATATCATTTTTAAAAATGGGAATACGCTTGATTGCTGTTTAGAAAATTTGGCGTGTGTAAGCGATGAAGAACTTATGCAAAACAATACCATTCACCGTTATCCTAATGAGTTAAAAACAGCTATAAAACAAATTTCTAAAATTAAAAAACAACTAACAAAATGAACTTAGACGACTTAAACGAAACCTTATTCAAACTTTTAGATGACATCAAAGAGGAGCGCGTTGATACTTCAAGAGCACAAGCGATGACTAATGTTGCTAATACCATTATCAATTCAGCTAAGATACAGCTTCAAGGAATTAAACAAATGCAAGACTCAGGCATAGTGCCTTTAACAATGAAAGACTGTAGCCCAAAAATGTTAGGTAACTTATATGATCAAAAGAGTGCTTTTGCTAAAAAACTCGGGTACTCTAATGTAGCAGAAGCTATTGGAAAAATGGGAAAAGAGCAATTCAATAAACTATTTGAAGAAAGAAACTGATTATGATTAAATCATCAGTCATAGATAAATTATACGAAGCCGACCTTTGTCAAGCCATAGGAAGGGTGTATACTGATGCTTCGTATAAGATACGTAACAACGGAACGGCGGAGGGGTGCTCGCCTTTCAAAAACGAACGCACCCCCAGCTTCAAGGTGTCCAATGTAAAGAATATATGGAAAGACTTCGGTTCGGGCAAAGGAGGCACAAGCATTATCGACTTCATTCAAGCCTATAAGGGTGTTGATTTCCTAGAGGCGGTAAAAATTGCTTGCGAAACCCTTAATATTCCTATAGAATACGAAAAAGAAACCGACGAGCAAAAAGAAAAGCGCACCCAAAAGCAAAGCCTTACACAAATACTCAAGAAAACTGCGGAAATATACCGTCAGAATTTCGTGAGTTTGCCTCCTGAGAGCGAAGCCAAAAAGTATATGCTTAGCCGTAATTTCAGCGATGAGATTGTGGATAACTTCGGTATTGGTTATGCCTTGGCAGGCTTGTACGAGGCTTTCAAAGAGCAGGCTATCGTGAGCGATGGCGAAGCATTAGGTCTGTTGCGCAAGAATAACCAAGGCAACTATTACGACTTCTTCAAGGGGCGTATTATCTTCCCTATTTGCGACAAATACGGGCATTGTGTAGGCTTTGGCGGCAGAATACTTACTAATGATAAGAAGCAACCTAAGTATATCAATAGTACTGAGTCTGATTTATTCGATAAATCTAACTTGCTGTACGGCTTTCATTTGGCGCGTAACACCATTGCCAATACGGGCGAGGTGTATTTGGTAGAAGGCTATACCGATGTAATGCGTATGCATCAGATAGGGTTTGCCAATACCATTGCTACCTTGGGCACGGCTCTCACGCCACAGCACTTGGCACAGCTGAAAAAACTTTGCCGCAAGGTGATTATCTTCCGCGATAGCGATAGCGCAGGGCAAACGGCTGCCGAGCGCGATTTAGAGCTGATACTGCAAGCGGGTTTGTTTGCCGAATTAGTGGTATTCCCGTCGGAAGACAAAGAAGACCCTGACAGTATAGGGCAACGCCCCAATGCGGTAGAACTTATCAAATACTCGCGCAACGATGCTATATTGCACCTTATTGGCGAAGCCTACCGCGCAGCACTCGACCGCTATACTGAAAAACACGGACAGAGCAAAAAAGCACTGCTATTACCCGAAGATAAAAAGAACCTTACCGAATTGGCTAAAAAACTTGTAGGCTGCATTCCTGATGACACTACCCGCGAGGCGTATGCCGAGCAGCTCAAAGAGATGTTTAATATCAAGGTGCCTTCACAACAAAAAAAGGAGGAGAAACCTAAAAACATTAACAACTCCCCAAGTGTTCAAAGAGGGGAGGGGAGTGGTATAGACGGCTCGCTCGATAAGTATGTTTTCCCTGATGAAGTAGAAGAACCTTATCTATATAAGAATGAGATTATAGAATACGGACTTTTTCAGCACCATAACCGCATCTATACATCAGCGGGCAAGGAGGGTAAGGAATACTTTATGTCGATTTCCAATTTCTCCATTGAAATAGTGCAGCATATGCAAGATGAACAGTTTCCAATGAAACTTATACGTATATGTAATGTACATAACACTGAGAAGATTTTTGATGTGATTTCTGATAAAATAAACACCCTCCCTTCATTTAAGAATGTGGTTACTTCTTATGGTAATTTTTCATTCTCAGGTACAGCTGCACAACACGAACGTCTCTTGCGCTATTTGTTTGACCGTATGGGTAACGGAAGAAAAATTGATGTATTAGGATGGCAACCTGAAGGCTTTTGGGTATGGAATAATAAGATAGTGATACCAGGGGAACGTGAAGAACTTATCAATAAAGAAGGACTTTTTAAACTTAAAAACGAAAGCTATTACATTCCTTCTGCAAATAGAAGCTATGATAAGAATATCTATAAATATGGAGCACAAAAAAAATTCAAATCATTTGATACTCAAATGAGTATTCACAACTATTTTCGACAAGTATATAAAGTACATCGAGGATATGCTATTACGGGTATTCTTTTCGGTATAGGTTCGTTATTTCAAGACATAGTCGTGAGTTGTACAGGATTCTTTCCTATACTATTCTATTTTGGACCAGCTTCAACTGGTAAAGATAATATATGCGAAGCTATACAATCGTTTATGGGAGTTCCTCAAACCGCTATACAATTGGAAGGAGCAGCTTCTACTATCAAAGCACAGATACGAGAGTTTGCGCAGTTTAGCAATGGTATATCGCAACTATCGGAATACAAGAGAGGAAACCCGCAAGTAGATGGTATCATCAAAGGTTTATGGGATAGACGTGGGTACAAACGTGGCTCTATAGAAAGCAAGGTAGCCGTAGATGAAGTACCTATCATCAGTTCTACTATACTCACAGGTAATGATTACCCCAGTGCTGAAGCACTTATCTCTCGACTCATTTGGGAAGAAATGGAGAGCAGGGAATTTAGTGAAGAAGAGAAAAAAGAATATGATAAACTGAAAGATATTGTTCGCAAAGGTATTTCGGGCATATCTAATACTTTTATCAACCAGCGTACTCTTTTTGAAGAACGTTTTCTCGACACTTATCGCGTGAATAAAATTGCTTTAGGTAAGTTAGAAAAATTGCAGAATGTACCTACTCGTATTATTGACAATTTAGCCGTGTTGCACACTATATATAATATATTCGAGTCGCAACAGTTCTTTCCTTTTGGAAAAGCAGATATGATAGATCACTTTGAAAAGATAGTAGAAAATCAACGTCGAAAACTTGATACAGATTCGCCCATCAATAAGTTTTGGGATTGTTTCCTATCGTGTATGCGCTTAACTCAGGGAGAGACACTGAGGATAGATGTAAATATAAGAGAGGAAGGAGGATTACTAAAATTCAATTTCACTACTGTATTTAGTATCATTCAGAGGCAATGGTTTGTACAAAATCGTGAATCAGCACCCTCAAAAGCAGAAATGAGAAAACTTATAAAAGAATGTGAAGCCTATAAAGATGAGGTGAAGAGTATTCGTATCAATATGGAAATTAATTGTAATACCAGTGCCTTTCTTATCGACTTAAATAAGGTAAATATAAAAGAAGAACTAATGGCAGAAATAGAATTACAACGTATACGAAAACCTAAGACTACCTATAATAATAGTAACATTCCAGATGCAATAGTAGATGAAGATGATTTGCCATATTGATTTTATTTTTTTTACAAAGCGCAATTTTTTACTAAAAATCCCTGTTTTTTTTTCCGACATTTTCGACAAAGACTTATTTATTTAAAAATCAAATTATTAAGTAGTAAAATTGTGTCGGAAAGCGTGTCGGAAATGTCGGAAAGTGTCGGAAAGTTTTATTGTTTTCCTACAAAATCCTACAAGATTTCTCAAAAGGGATGATTATTACAAGGTACAATAAGCTGAAAAATAGTGTTTTATACTCTTTGTAGGATTTGTCGGAAATGTAGGAAAAAAAATGCCCCTTTTTGGAAAAAAGTTACTTTTTTTCAAAAAAAATGGAGAAAATCCCTTTTTTAGATATAGATAAAATCTATACTACACCTAATACATAACCCTTAAACCATAAACAAATGGAATACTTCTTTAAAATGCTGACGAATATAAAGGTATATTCTGCCTATCTGCACAAGACTAATTGTGTGGTGAGTGGGCTCTATCGCAGAGGCTCATTAGTAGGCGGACTATTGCCTGCTGGCTCTCAACTCGATTTGTTGGAATATCTTAAATTTTTATACGATATATTCCCTGAGCAGAAAAGCGACTTTCCGTTATATCACTGTATCAACCCTACTATTACTTATGCCAATGATGGTTGGGGAAAATTCTTAATAAATGAAGAATTACGAGTAACGAATGATGAGAGTGACCCACACGGGAAAAAAGCATATTGTATTAGTAAGCCATTGCTATGTATTGAGCCTATCATTACGCATTTTAAGAAGAGTAACGCCTATATAGCTGCTCTCTACTGGCATCAGCATTTAGTAGGATTATGTGCTATTAGTGGGGTTACAAAATTGAAAGACTTTGTCCCCTACCTATATACGGTATATCCTAAAGACATCAATGAGTTAGAAACCTTTGTTGAGAAGAATACCGCTATTGAGTACTATTATAACGACGAAATGATCATTAGTAAATTAACAATTAACAAATAACAATATGATAAATATCACTTTACACCTACCCAATTACCTTATTAAGTATATGTGTACGCTCTATGGTGAGCCTTACGCACCCAAAGCCAATGACGAAATAGGTATCTATATCCTCAACGTACTGCAGCGCAAAAGCAACCTATCGGAGTACCAGTACCGCACCAAAAAAGAATTGTCGCAAACCTACCAACTCACTATAAACACAAGCAATTACGAAAAACGTGGGGCGGTAATCTTGCCACAACAGAACGCACTAATAGTGAAGTTCGTGGACAGTCATTTTCGCCGAGAGCTATTTCGCACGGCAGTAATGAACCACTATTATTATAGTATACCTTATAAGTTCACCATCATCAACATATTAAGGTCCTACAACATCGAAGAAAACGATTTGCCTTACGATACCATTCGCAAGGATTTTAACCGCAAAAAAGAAGAAATTGAAAAACGATTATTATTAAAATGAACACCCTACATCTCACCATCAAAAAGAAGTGGTTTGATATGATACTCTCAGAGGAGAAAACAGAAGAGTACCGCGACATCAAACCGTATTACAACCTTCGTCTTATAGGAAGAGAGTACGACACTGCCGTCTTTCGCAATGGTTATGCGCGTGATGCTCCAAGCCTCACCATAGAATTAAAAGCAATACGCTTTGGCACTGGTAAACCCGAATGGGGCGCAGAAGCCAATAAAAAGTATTTCGTGCTATACTTAGGAAAAATTATTAATACTAAAAATATCAACAAATGAGAACAATCAAATTTAGAGGATTTAGTATAGCTCTTAATGATTTTATATATGGTTATTTACACTATTACGAACGTTATGATGAGTATGCTATTGATGATTACGCAGTAAATGAAGACTCAATAAGTCAATTTACTGGGCAACACGATAAAAATGGCAAAAAAATCTATGAGGGCGACATTCTTGCCCACGATTATGGAGGTTACAGCCTTATTGTGTACCGAGAGGAGTGTATGGCATTCTGCCGTATTGATGCCAAAGATGTAGGCAACGTCAATGGGTATTACAATCTCTCCGAGCACGCTTGGCGTTCGTGTTTGCAACGTGCAAGAGTTATTGGAAACCAATATGAAACCCCCGAATTGTTAAACTATAATAATGATTAAAAAAATGAATATGTATTTTATTACACCAAAAAACAGTGAAACTGGCAAAAAGTTTCAAAAGATAGCCGAAAAATTAGATGTTTGCTTTGAAAATCAAAAAGCATTAGCTGAAAAATACGGCTTCACCTCGTGGCGAGGAGAGCGTTGGGTAGTAGCGGGAGGAATATCATCAGTAATATTTCCCCAAGGCACTACTATAGATACCAAAGTATGGAAGGAAGTCAGAGACGGTGAATATATGCCCCGACTCAACATCAAGCAAGGTAAAGCCATACAAGCCGACTTTGACAAAGCCTTAACCATTAGCAAAGCAGAACTCAATGCCTGTATAAGTTGGAACGAAGGATTTAGCAAGCATATTGGTTTTTGTAAGGCTAATAACGAATATTTTGGTTTTACTATTGAAGATGATTGGACTGATATAGTCATTCCTTCCGATTGCACCGAAATAACAACTTCTAAATGCAAAGAACTTTTTAAAAATGAAAAATAATAACTACCCTACTTGGCTTGTACCTTTGGATATAGCCCTAGAACTTAAAGAAATAGGTTTTAATGAATATTGTTATTTCTATTGGGATAATCACCTTAACCTTGTAGACTGTTATAATAACGAAAACGGCTATCCCGACCTTGAGGGATACAATAGCAATAAGCATCAAATCAAGTGTTCTCTCCCTACGTGGACTGAGGTCTTTGCTTGGTTTCGCGAACGTGGATACTTATACGCAATAGAGAATGAAATATGTTACGATTTTAAAACCAGAACACAACCTCCTAAAATTAAGTACACCTCTTATTTTGAGACTGTTGGATCTGGCGTAAAACTTCATTCTTGTACAAGTGAATCTTATGAAGAAGCCCGTGAAGAACTCGTAAGAGATCTCATAGAAATATATAGAGAGGAACTTTCAGAGTAAAGAATGAAAGTAAGTATATTAAAGGCAAAGGGTACAACACTACCTTTTGCCTTTTTATCGCAAAAAAATAATCACCGCACGACAAAGTAATATACATCATTCAGCAATTAGAACTATCCGATAGCAAGGTAGCACGTGCCATTCAGAAGAGCACATCAGCAGCAACTCACAAGCGAATGAAGCTCAGAGATAACAAATTTACTGAGGAAGATTTCCAACGAGTACGCGATTTCTACCTCGAAAAATTGAGGAATATAGAAAATTTAGAATAAAAAACTTCTAAACCTGTCCCTCGCTAAAAACAAAAGGTAAAAGGCTAACAAAGAGTCTTTTACCTTTTTTATTACCCCACAGCCCTCCCTTAGCTTCACTACAGCCACCATACAGCCACCATACAGGCAACTTACAGCCAACACCCCTAAAACACCCCGCAAACCCTTACTACACAACGCCCTAATTCAAATTTCATAATTCATAATTCAAAATTCCCCGTCCTTTCACAACACCCCAAAACACCCTACTTTTGCCGTATATTTGTAGTTAATAAGTTAGTCGTTAGCAAGCGACAACATTCTAACGGCTAACTACTAAAGACTGACGACTAATGCTCAACCTCTGCAACCTCCCTGAATCCTTTACGCGCGAAATATCTCACGTACTCTTGTTTGAGGCTAATTCTTTCAGTTTCAATCAGAATATGCGCGCCCTTACCCCCAATGAAAACAGCTATTTGTTGCGTATCGACCTGCATAACCCCGCGCCTTATAACCGCAAGGTGAGTATCAAGCAGCAAAACCACAATGATTACTTCGATATACAAGTCTCCTTGCCCATCTACGATTTGTCTAAGGACACCCGCAAGAAGCTCATCGGCTTTCACAAGCAGCGCCGCTATGTAGTCGCCCTGGTATCGGAGCAGGAAATGCTGGTAGTAGGCAACGCCCGCGAGCCTTTCACCCTCACTATCGACGACAATATAGTTGATAACGGCAAAGGCACCGACACCTATGTAGTTACCCTCACAGGGCAAACTATTATCTTTCCTAATATCAGCAAGATAACCGAAAAATTCCGTGTCCTTTTCTTTGCGCCGCCTTTGCAATAATTTTGCACTATCAATCAGTCATTAGTAAGTTAGTCGTTAGGCGTTAGCAAGCGACTCTATTCTAAAGACTAACGACTAAAGACTAACACCTAAAATATGCTATTCTCTATCAATTATAATTACCTGGCTGAAAAACTCCCCGAACTCCTCTTAGCTTATCGCAAGGGGAGTTTCGAGAGTTCGCATTGGTATGAAGAGGTTTACAACTATAATTTTGAGCAGCGCAACGCCTCTTTGCAACAAGGGCGCGACGCTTTTCCCGTAGTGGTAGAACTCAAGCAGCCCATCGTTAAATACACCTCTTACGGATATATAGGCACCCAATATATAATTTCTCTGTTAGGAGCTCTGGAATCGCACCAAGCCGTTACCGCTATCGTGCTCGACATCGATAGCGGGGGCGGAATGGTTGCAGGCACTGAGGAGCTCGCCAGCGTTATTCGCAGTTTGCAAAAACCTACCGTCGCCTATACCGGCGGCGGTTTTTTCTGCTCCGCCCCTCTCTTCGCGCGCCAGCGCGAGCACGGAGGGGG